GCATCAAAGCGCACCGCATTGCAAGCAGCTGCAGGTGACGTGCTTACCACCGACACACCGGGCCTCTTACCAGTTCCCGTGTTGCTTCCGCTCGTGCAGGATTTAAATTTTTTGCGCCCTGTAGTTGAGGCCGTAGGCGCTCGCGCTTATCCTGACAATGGACAGCAGAAAACGTTTATTCGTCCAACGATTACGACGCACACCAGCGTTGCATCACAGTCAACTGAATTGTCGGCTGTATCTGCAACGACCATGGTGATTGCAAGCAACTCGGTCACTAAGACCACACTTGCAGGCCAAGTTACTTTGAGCGCACAAGACATCGCGTTCACGAGTGGTCCCGCAATGTCGCTAATTTTGAATGACCTAATGGGCGAGTACATGATTGCTTCGGACAACCTTGCTGCAGACAACTTGCTCGCCGCAGCAACCTCGTCTGGCGTTTGGGACTTGACCGTTGCTGACTTGTTGAAGTCGGTTTACGACTCCGCAGTTGACATTTCAACCAACCGCAACTGGACACCTACGCACATGTTCGTAAGCCCAGACGTATGGGGTCAACTTGGACAACTCGCCGACACAACTGGCCGTCCAGTATTCCCATTTATTGGTGCAGGATTGACCGGTCAGAACGCACTTGGCAACGCAAGCGCATCTTCATGGAACGGCAACCCACTCGGCTTGCAGTTGGTAGTTGACAGCAACTTCGCTGCAAAGACCATGATCATTACCCGCGTGGGTCAAGGTGCAGGCGATGCCTACGAGTTCTACGAGTCAATTCGTGGCCTCATGTCAGTAGAACAGCCATCAGTTTTGGGACGCCAAATGAGCTACCACGGCTTCGTATCTACTTTCGCAGCAATCCCAGGAATGATTCGCAAGATCACCCAGGCTTAGTCGAGAGCGGAGCATCCGCTCATGTCAGCACCAGCGCAAACCTACGACATAACCGCCGATCAAGGCGCAACCTATTCGGTTGTCATAACGTACAAAAATACGGCTGGCACCCCAATAAACTTGACGGGTTACACGGCACGTATGCAGTTACGCGCATCCTATGCGTCGGCTGCAGCCGCGTTGTCGTTGACCACAGAGAACGGGCGCATTGCTTTAGGTGGCGCGGCAGGAACCATAACGTTGACTGTTGCAGCAACAGCAATGGAAACATTGGAAGCCAAAACGTATGTCTATGATCTGGAACTAATAAACGGGGCAACCGTCATTCGATTGTTGCAAGGCTTGTTTGTTAACCGTCCGAATGCGACTAAGTAATGGCTGACGACAACATTGTTATTACTGAGGAAGTTTTATCGTTAACTGTTAACACCGCTGTCGGCGTGCAAGGTCCTACAGGCGCGACTGGCGCTACTGGCGCTACTGGCGCTACTGGTCCTACTGGCGCGACTGGTCCGACAGGTGCAACTGGTCCTACTGGCCCGACAGGTGCCACGGGTGCAGCTTCGACTGTGCCAGGTCCTACAGGCCCTACAGGAGCTACAGGCGCGACTGGCGCTCAAGGTGCAACTGGGCCACAAGGCGTTGCGGGTCCGACAGGTGCTCAAGGTTCTACTGGCGCTCAAGGTGCTACTGGTGCTACTGGCCCTCAAGGTGACATCGGCCCACAAGGGGCTACAGGCGCTACGGGTGCTCAGGGTGCTACAGGTCCACAAGGACCGACTGGTGCGCAAGGCGCACAAGGACCGCAGGGCGCACAAGGACCGCAGGGCGCACAAGGTCCTCAGGGTGTTGCAGGCGCTCAGGGTGCGACGGGTGCGACGGGTGCGACGGGTGCAGCAGGAATTGTTGCCAGTAGCGGTACGGTGTCCGGGGAGTATTACAGCACCCCTGTCACGTCAACAACAACATTGACAACTACCAATCAAGTTACTTATTATTCGCCGATTTATGTTTCTGAAAGCATGACGTTTGACAGAATTGCTTGTCGTACAGGAAGCAGTTTTTCGGGAACAGCAACCGTACGTTTAGGTGTTTACAACAATTCAGGTGGTAAACCGTCAACGGTAAAGTTTGATGCTGGAACGGTAAGTTGCACCGCCGCAACGACTACATATACAATCACAATCAGCCAAACGCTTGATGCTGGTTGGTATTGGTTGGCTCATTGTACACAAGGCGCTGCAACAACAAACCAATTTTCTTCATCCACAACCTTTATAATTTCTCCGCCTTTACAACGATTTAATACAACATTTGGACAACAAACTGGCTGGACAGAAACAGGTATCAGCGGAGCGTTCGCAACTGCAGGCACAGTATCTACAACTGGCAACTTGCCGTTAGTCGCATTGAGGGATTCATGAGCAGAATAGTTACTTTCGGTTTGGGTGGCTTTTGTGAAAACTGTGACGCAACCCATGACCATCCGTTGCAAAACATCGTTGAAATCACAGAAACAGCCGACGAAGAAACTACGATCAAATCATGATTTACCGCATCCAATCAAAACAACTACTTGACAACTACGCGGTCTTGCAAACCTTGCAACCCAACGAACTGGCTGTCGGTGCAAGCATCACCGTGGCCACAGTCGGCGCCCCATACAACGGCACGTTCACCATCCTCGCGCTGCCACAATACGAATTTATTGGTGTTGACAGTTACGGCTTTCTCGAATACGACGAACAAAACCCGATCGCCAACCAGGTGCTTTACGCCTGCACCGGCACCGACCAAGACCGCACCCAACAATTCACAGGCACAATTGACGACACAAGCGTGTGCACATGGATTAGCGCCAACGACATTGCCACATGGCTTTACCTAACCCCAGCAACACCAGCCGACGAAGACTTCCTGATTAGTTGCGCGGCAAGCGCTAACGCAACGTGCTACCGCAAACGTCAAGAAGCAGGATATGCAGACCAGTTAGACCTGGTGCCATCAGCTGACGTCGAACTTGGCACCATTATGTACGGCGGGAACTTGTACCGGGCGCGCTCCAGCATGGACCAAATTGCATCCTTTGACGGCATGGGTATGACCCCAAGCGTGGGCATCACCGCACAAATTAAAATCCTTTTGGGCATTCCTCGACCACAGGTTGCCTAATGATTTACACCGACCTGTTCAACACGGCCTTTGACAACCTATGCGAAACCCTTGCAGAGATCACAGGCTTAACCGTGGTCAACGACCCGCGCAATATGCGCCCCAATTGCCTGCTCGTCAACCCGCCATCCTTTGACGCATTTAATTACAACATTGCCAAACTGTCATTTAACTGCACCATGGTCGCTATGGGCCCCGGCAACCTTGACTCGGTTAGACCGTTGCTTGCAGCTTGTGCGAGCATCCTAAACAAGAACGTGGCGCTGCTGTCTGGAAGGCCGACAAGCGTTGAAATCGGCGGCGCCGTTTATCCTGCCTACGATCTGACCATTGACTTGCAAGCCCAGACCGCATAATCCACAATTACCCAACACAAATCATCTACTATCAAAACAGAACTTAAGGAGCAATCATGGCAACTAGCACGTATCTCTCAAACCCAACAGTCAAAATTGGAACCGCAATCGGCACCATTGTTGACATTACCGATCAGGTCTCCGCAGCGACATTGACTGTTACTGCAGAAGCTCTCGAAGACACCGCGTTCGGCTCCACGTCGCGCACCATGACTGCAGGCTTGTTCAGCAACTCATTGACCTTGACTGTGTACGCATCGTATGCAGCGTCAGAGTCCTACGCAGTTCTTGCACCATTGCTTGGCACTAAGTGCACCGTAAAAGTAAACCCAACATCAGCCGCTGACGGCGCAACTAACCCTGGCTTTATTTTGACGGACACCTATTTTTCTAGCCTGCCTGTCGTGAATGCGTCCTTGGGAGAGCTCGCAGTTTTTGAGATAGAGCTACAGGGCGGAACCTACAGCGTTGACGTCACACCGTAATTAACGGCTCCAAGCCGACATAGGAGAACAAATGAAAATCAAGTTGCAGTTAAAGCGCACCCCCGACAGCGCACCCGAGTTCTATTACACCAACCTGTTTGTGGTTACTGAATGGGAACGCCTTGAGCGACGCAACATTCAACAGCTCTCGGCAAACCCGTTGTACTCGGATTATGCC